GCCACGACGCCGGGTAGCGGTATCGCCGGGTTCATCGGCGGGTTGTTTGGCAGCGCCAACGGCAACGTCTTCACGCCCGGTATGGGCGGTCCCAACGTCGTCCCCTTCGCCCGTGGCGGTGTGGTCGGTTCGCCCACCATGTTCCCGATGGCGGGCGGTCGCACGGGTCTGATGGGCGAAGCCGGGCCGGAAGCCATCATGCCGCTGAAGCGCGGCAAGGACGGCAAACTCGGTGTTCAGTCGGCGGGCGGTGGCACGACCATCGTTAACAACAACTTCTCCGTCTCCGCCAATGGCGACGAGAGCGTCAAGCGCATCGTGGCGCAGCAGGTTCCGGCCATTGCAGAGGCGACCAAGGCTGCGGTCCTTGATGCGCGGCAGCGCGGCGGCAAGATGAGGGCAACCTTCCGATGACAATATCCTTCCCGCTCGCGATGCCCACCGACGTGATCGGCATCTCGGAGATCGAACTCCGGGCCGAGAACGCTGTCGGCATCACACAGTCGCCCTTCACCTTCCGTCAGCAGGTCTTCCGCTACCCCGGTCAGCGGTGGACCGCTTCCGTGTCCATCGCCCCGGTGAACCGCGAATACGGCGAGCCGTGGGTGGCCTTCCTTCTGGCCCTGAACGGACCTGCTGGCACGTTCCTTCTGGGTGATCCGCTGGGCGCCTGCCCCCGCGGTGCGGCCAAGAACTACCAGACCGCCGTGACCGGCAATCTTCTGCTGGAGGATGGCGACATTTTGCTGAAGGAGGATGGCGACAACCTCCTCTACGAGCAGGGTGCCGTCACGTCCTTGCAGGTAGATGGTGCGGGCCAGACCGGGCAGGACATCGACCTGGAAGGCGCTCCGTCGAGCGTGACGGACTACCTGTTGCCGGGGGATTACGTTCAGTTCGGCGCGGGGGCCACCGCGACGCTGCACAAGGTCTTGCTCGCGGCAAGCACGGATACCTTCGGTAAACTCACGGTTACGCTGTGGCCATCGCCGCGCACCTCTCCGATAGACAGTTCAACCGTGCCGCTGTTGAACACGGTGGGGCGGTTCCGGCTCGCGTCCAACCAGCAAGCGTGGACTATTGCCAACAATCTGCGGTATGGTGTTTCATTCGAGGCCGTCGAGGCCATCTAGGAGATGAACAATGGCTGACCAGAAAATCTCTGACCTTGCGGCCTTGACGGGTGCGGACGCAACCGCCGCTGATCTGTTGCCTATCGTGGACGTAGCACCTTCGGCTACGACCAAAAGCATTCGGCGCGACGAGTTCTTCAAGAACACACCAAGCCTGGATGTCAACGGTCAGATCAACGGCAAGTTCACGGACGTTGGCACAAACACCGCCGCGCAGGCATTGGCAACCAACCACGTCAGCCAAGTCACCATAGACGCCGACACCACGCTGACAACGACGGTTCCGCCCGCTGGGGCAACTGCAACAGTCATCATCATCACCAGCGGGGTAGACGACAGAACCGTGACCTTCGGCGGGGGGTTTGCCTCGACAGGAACGTTGGCAACAGGCACAGACGCAACTCGCCGGTTCGTCATCTCTTTCGTCAGCGACGGGACACGCCTGCTTGAGACTGGCCGAACTACAGCGATCACGATCTGATGAGCCGCGACATCGCCACAGTCATTGCCAATGCCCTCGACGATGAGGTCATGGAGCCGTTCTTCGCGGTCGATCTTGAGTTCGACAGCGGGACGCTGCGCTTCTGGTCGGGTGTCGGCACAAAGTCTATCAATGGCGAGGACTACATCGGCGCGGGCACGCTCCTTGGCATCTCCGAGATTGAGGAGACCGCCGAGATCGCGGCGGCTGGCGCCACACTGACCCTGAGCGGCATCCCCGCAGAACTTTTGTCTCTGGCCCTGTCCGAGCCGTATCAGAATCGCCGCTGCATCATCTATTTCGGGATCGCGGGCAGCGAAGCCGACATGGCAATCCTGTTCATCGGCACGATGGACCGGATGGACATCGAAGAAGGCTCGGAGACCTCTACGATCCGCCTCGCGGTGGAGAACCGCCTTCTCGACCTTGAACGTGCGCGTGTGCGCCGCTACACCAACAACGACCAGCAATCCCGCTTCCCCGGCGACAGAGGGCTTGAGTTTGTCGAAACCATCCAAGACCGCGACCTGTTCTGGGGCCGCAAGCCATCTAAGTGAGTATCTCGACCGCGTTCGGGATCAACCCTTTGCGTGGGGCGCGCACGACTGTCTGCACTTCGCACTGAAAGCCATGTCCGCGCAGACCGGAAAGACCTACGAAACTCCATCATATTCCGACGCCGTAGGCGCTGTTCGGGTGTCGCAACAGATCAACATCGTGGATGAGATGGACCGTCTGTTCTGCCGCTGCCCGCACGTCCCGCCCCCTGGCTCTCTCGTAGCGGCGAAAGAGAACACACCCATAGGCCGTCGCCTCGGTGTGGTTGTTTCTGACCGGGCCGCGTATGTCTCGCCAAACGGTCTCGTCTTTGCTAGGTTGCAACCTGACACCGATCTGTACTGGACCCTGCCGTGAAGCGCATCCTTTTCGCCGCCCTGCTCTGCACCACGGCGCTGGTGCCAACCTCCGTAGAGGCTGGGCCGGTTGCGGCGGTCCTCGGCGCGGCGTTTGCCACTTTTGGGCCTCTCGGCGGCGCCGTGACTCTCTTTGGCACGACCTTGGGGCTTGGTGCGTCATTTCTTCTACGCGCCGCGCTCGGACTGGCCCTCAACGCCCTGACGCCAAAGCCGCGTCTTGGCGGCGCGCAAGGCTATCAGGTCACGGCTTTCGGTGCGGCGCTGGACCATCAGATCATCTACGGCAAGACCAAGGCGGCGGGCGCGCGGGTGTTCGACGGCGCTACAGGTGCGAGCAACAAGTTCCTGCACCGCGTCATTGCGTTCACGGGTCACGAGATCGAGGAGTTCTACGAGGTCTATCTGAACGACTACAAGCTGACCGTAGACCTGACGACGGGCGCGGTTACGAGCGCGGTAAACGACGCCGAAACAACGAACCGTTTCAATGACCGCGTTCGCATCATCCAGCGTCTCGGCACCGACGATCAGACAGCCATCTCGGAGATGGTTTCGGAAATTTCTGAGTGGACCGCTGCTCATCGGCTGCGTGGTATTGCCTACCTTTACATCCGCCTTCAGTTCGACGCCGACGTGTTCCCGAACG